ACCTGAAAGCGCAGTCTGACTCCATAGTTCCAGAAGGCGACACTGGTCATCCGTTCCAGACAGTGAAACAGTATGTGACACTGTCACATCCTCAATCCGCATTCTATGGGAAAGAGGGTGTACCTGGTTCGGATACAAGGTGGAAGTACACTGGTCCCGTTGCTTTAGACGGGCTGTACTTCAACAGACCGCAGTTTGTCCAAGGCGCGTCAACCTTCTCTGAAGGTTTTCACGGTCCGAAGGCAATCCAGGCCTGTGCACCTACCAACCCAGTAGCTGACCTTGCTGTTGGTCTTGCTGAGCTGAAAAGGGAGGGTTTCCCTGCTCTCTCTGGCGCATCCGTCTGGAAGGATCAGACACTCAATGCCCGCAATGCGGGCGGCGAGTACCTGAACCACCAGTTCGGATGGATGCCCCTGATAGGGGACATTCAGAAGACCATGTACGCCGTGAAAAACGCTTCTGCGTTGATCACACAGTACCAGCGCAATGCAGGTCAGGCCATCCGAAGACGGATGGACTTCCCGATCACAGTAACCGAAGACGTGTATGGTCCCCATCCTGGATATCTTTTTAATCCGGGAATGGATATCAACACGTCGAACGGTTTCTGGATCGACGGAAGACGAGACGGGATCCTGTACGAGAGCGTCAGATCTCAAGAGAGAATCTGGTTCTCTGGTGCATTTAGTTACCACTTGCAGGACGACAACTCTGTCGTCAACAAGTTGCGTGACTACGAACAGAAAGCAAACTATCTGTTCGGCTTCAGGATTACTCCTGAAGTAGTCTGGAATCTCGCCCCATGGAGCTGGCTGGCTGATTGGCAAGTGAACATTGGCGATAACATTGCCAATGCCACACGGCTAACATCAGACGGTCTAGTACTCAGGTACGGGTACCTGATGTGTGAGACAATCACAGATCACACCTGTACGCTCATTGGCCCCAGGTCTTATTCTGGGGTCACTGGGCCCTACACCGTTACCTTCACTACGGTGAAGAAACAACGCGTGAAGGCCTCTCCTTATGGATTCGCCAAGAACCCGAACTCGTTTACGAGTCGGCAATGGGCGATCCTGGGTGCACTTGGTTTGTCCAAGGCACCGACATCTCTCTGGTAGAGCTTGCTAGAGAGATAGCCAGAGTGGTGTAGACGTCCGTCTACATCATCCTCATCCTGCAAGGACGATGCTCAGATGTTCGCAGATCCACAGTCAGTTACGATCTCCGGCACCGCT